CAGGAAAAAGTACCATCAATATTATTTAGGTGACCTTCCTCAGCATACTGCTTTAAAATCAAATAAGTATCCCAAGTATTATAACGGTCACCTTCATATTGTTGCTTACGTTCGTTAATCCATTTTGCCTTTACTATACCGTTATGCCATAGTAAAGCATTACCACTATAAGCAGGGTGAACAGAATTTATATCTTTATTTTCTGTTGTAGGCGCCTGCATATGAGCAATACAATAGCACCTATCGGGTATGTTAATAGCATCAAGAGGTATCTCACCTAAGCCTCTGTTTACTTGGATTGTATTATCTTCAAGGTTATAGTAAGAATAAGAATATGAATGCTGACCTCTATAAAGGTTTAGCTTTACGAGGTCAGCAATTTTATCTTTACTGAAAGAACCAATGATACTGCACATTATATAAATCTATCCCAATCGATACCGTGTACGTAAGCAATAGGATCACGAACATTAGCTCTAATAAAATTCTGTATACGCTCCGAACAGCTGGGGCAAACACCACATGACCTTCCATCATCATCAGGATCATAACAAGTAAGAGTGTATTCAAGTTTAACATTACCAAGCTCCTCTGCAATCTTGATCTCTTCCCACTTTGCTAATTGACTAAAAGGCGCTTCAAGCTTAACCTTGTGGGTGCGATTAAGACCAGCAACTGCATTCATATTATCAACAAATTTCTGAGAAGTATCCCAGTAGCCATACTCGTCATGTACTTGTAAACCGGTAAATACATGAGAAGCTTTATTAGATTCAGCAAATGAAAATGCTAATGCATTTAAGATCATATTGCGGAATGGTACATAAGTTTTAGGTTGTGGATCTCCAAGAACATCTTTGATGGTTGGCATAGCCACGTCAGTGCCGCCGATATTTGCACTGACATCCTTTACAATATCACCAAGAATTCCAAGATCCAATACTTTATGAGCAATGCCAAGATATTCACATGTCTTGGCAGCCATCTCAAGTTCTTTCTTTTGCTTTTGACCATAGTTATATGATAAAGCAAAAACTCTTTCCTTGCCATACTTTGCAACAAGGATGTAAGTCATGATAGTAGAATCCATTCCACCAGAAAGAACGGATACTACATTATCATCTGTATCAGGTAATGCTGCTAATGCTTCTTGTAAGTTCATTACTGCCTCAATGTCTTATTGTTCAATTTATGAGTCTTGCTTAGATTATCTGCATAAGTCATTAATAGCTCATAGCTAGAAGCGCGTGCTGGATTAATATCAATACCACCACGACGTGTATACAGACATGCTACAAAAAGATCTTCTGGTTGTAGCATATCATGAAGTCGCTTATAAATGCACTCACAAATCTCTTCATGAAAGTGATTTTCTTTACGCATAGAAACAATATACTGTAGTAGTGATTCAGGTGTTACACCTTTTTCACCTCTGAATGAAATATATACATCACCCCAGTCTGGCTGATTAGTAACACGGCAGTTAGAACGAAGAACTGCAGAACGTACTTGCATACCATTTTGATTCATACCAGTATAATCTACAATTTGTAAGATATCTGGATCTTCGTTAAAATGGTCAAACGAAATATTTTCTACATCTACTGTAGTTTCAAGAAGAGCAAAATAATTCTTGATTGGTGTTACTGTATCTGAAAACTCATTAACAAATGATACTGAGAGATCATCATACTCAATACCTAATGCAGGTGCAAGATCTTGAATAATAACTTCTTCTGCTTTTGCAATAACATCCTCAACGGTCTTACCACAGTGAGTCATGTTAAATGAGTTCATATAGAGTTTAAGTGACTTTGACTCTACAATATTAGGCGAATCAGACGGATAACTAATCCTAATAACACCACAAACAGGAAACCCATTATCAGTAAGGGTAGAAAACTCATAACAGTTCCAAGTATCAAAACCAACGAAAGGTAGATCAGATTCATCAATATTGTAAGCAGTGCGATTAAGCATGCGAGGAATACCCACAAGAAGGCTACGATCAATAAAATCGGGAGTAATATAAGGCTTAACAACTGATCCATCTCCAGCCTTTCCTAAGTGTACGGATGCAATATCTTCAATCTTACTTGACATTTTTCTTTTCCTCATATGCAATTGCAAATTCTAAAAACGTAATAGCTTTCTTAAGATCCTGAATTACAGGATCTTTATTACCTGCACGCCAGACATATTTAAAAGCTTGAAACCTATTGTAGTCAGTAAATCGATCATTAGTAGAAGTATTGCAGAGATCTTCAATTACATCGATGCATTCGTATTTACCTTTACCTTTATAATGATTAGGTCTAATTGCATCTTTATTATCTTTTGCTGACATCTATCTTACTTTCTAAAAATTCAATCCACGAATTATATGAGCAATCCTTAAGTGTATTATAAAGCTCTTCCTTACTAATGCAAGTATTATCTTCAATAACACTATAAACTATTTCGCCTTCATCAACACCTTCTGTTACTCTGTGAATAACTGAACCTAATGTATGATACCTGGCATTACCTTCCCAAATACGCTCTTGAGGGTCTTTACCTTTAAGTTCTGGATAAAGATGTATAGGTGCAGGATGACCGTTGTAAATGTCATGCATTTTACAAACGTCAGCAGGTATAATACGAAGATATCCATGCAAGGTTACAAAGCAATTTTGCTTAGTAAAGCGCAATCCATTATGAATAGCATCATGGCTCATAATGGTTACTTTATCAACAGGTATATTATGAGCCCATTGATCTTCATTATAATTGTTAGTATATATGTTTGTAGGCCATACGTTAAAGTGATCACAAATACTTTTGAGTTCACTTCCAGTTTGACTAAAAAGAGCTATCCACGGTCTCAATTACAAAACTCTCTAAATTTTTCAATATTATATTTAACCATACCAAGTTGTATATCGGTTACTTGTTCGTTCATATACTCAATAAGCTTAGTAGAAATTTTACTATCTAAGCCATTAGAAGTATAATGTATACCATTTAACCCGTGTACTACAGGATTAGAAGTATCAACAGAGTCAATCCACTTATAGTCTTTATAGGCAGAGAATTCTTGTGGTAAAGCGCAACCTAATAAATGATGGGGCTTGTTAGTATCTATAATACCATCAGCAAGTAAATCCTCTAACAATGCTTGACGACCAAACATCCATGCAGCGTATTTGCTAGTAGGATTAATATCTTTTGTTGATTCTATATAGTATGAGTAATCAAAAGAGATTGCAATTTTATCTACCCGTGGAGCAATCTTTAAATAACATTCAGCAAGCTCATCAAAAGTCTTACCTTGAATAACACCAATAGATTTAATATTTGAAGAGACTTTATACTTAGATAACCAATTATCCATTTTATCCAAAGTGCCCTGTTTATCTTCTAGTACATCTGGTATAATGTACCATGTAGGTTGTAACTTTTCAATCCAATTAAAATAAGTATCACCATCAAATGATGTACCTAATTCAAAAATAGAATTATCAAGAATTACTTCACGTCCGCTTACCACTGCATCCTTGAACATGCGGTAATACATTAAATTAGATTCAAATAAATGTACCAGCGCATAATCATAATCGGTCATAAGCTGAACTGTAGGAAATATACTTATAGGAGCTTCATGTGCTATTTTCATTGTAACCTTTTTATAAATTCTAAAGTTTTAGGAACTTTAATTAACAAATCATCACCTCTATAGTAAGCTTTATTAATATTTTCTTTAACATATTCACGCATTTTTACTAATCTATAAACATATATTTCTTTTTGCTTTAAATCAACACCAAAAATAAATACAGCTTCTGATTTATAAAGCCAACCTTGTTTGCCTTCTTTCTTCAATTCAACAGTAAGAGTGTTTTCCTTACCATTTGTTTTTACATCTATAGGGTACCCATTAACAATAAAATCTATACCTCTATTATACTGACTGTGTGGATCTTTTAAATGTTTCCATTCAAATCCTCTTTTTTCAAAATACTCAGATACAAATTTTTCACCAGCATCACCTTTAGCACCATTTTTACCATGCCGGCCTTCTGAGTTTTCATACCATACCATCACATACCATCTTTCTATGATATTCTTCGATAGTTATCTTCCTATTTTTGTAACCATCTGTTTGTGAATGACAAATAGGACATATAATTCTGAGATTTTCAATTCTTGAATCATTAGTAATACGGTTAATATGGTCAAGTTCCATCATAAAAGGTCTGCCATTCCACTTATCTTCAATTCCGCATATAGAACATTTACGCATATTAAACCCAAAATCATTAAATAACTCATCTGCAAACCTATAAAAGAGCTTTTTAATAAATCGCGTATGTTTAGGATATCCATCATAATCTAATAAATTATCTATTAGATAGTTTTTCTTAAAATATGAGTAATTCATCTTAACTTACCTTCATACCTTCACCAGAAAAAGCATAGTTGGTAGCAAAAGAGTCTAGCTTTTTGCCATACAGAGTTTTAATTTTAAGCTTGGTAAGAATTTTAGTTTCTTTTTTGGCATGAGAAGCATCTACTAATGCCTCCATTGCAGTACGTTTATCTGCGTCAGTCTTTGCATCCCAAACTGCTTTAACGTATTGATCAAGATTAATCATAGGTGATTCTCCATTTCTTCCTATAATTATAATAATAGGTTCTTTTCAGTAAAAAATCAACTGAAAAGAACCTCAT